GCAAATGAAAAGATTAAGGCAAGCACAAATACCGAGTTAATTATATTTTGCAATGACATACTTAATGTTTTAAATGCGGAGCATGGAGGTGACAACGATGAGAGACATATCGAATGACGAAAAATTCAAGAAGTTAAACAACAACGCTTGCAACATTAAGAAAGTGCGAGAATCGGATTTTATCGAAGTGTATAACGCTATCATACACAAAGAAATGTCGATTTCACAGGCACACAAGAAGTTGGGAGTTTCCAGACCGACATTTGAGAAATGGTTGCGACTGGTGTTTTACAATGGGTTTTATCTTGAGGGTTTGAACTTCATAAAAAAGGACGATGAGTAGGTGATTGTATGAAATGCGGATATACACTTTGCAGATACAACAAAGACAAAGATTGCACTCACGAGGATAAGGGTGCAGAGTGCCATTATGTATTGAAATCGGTACTTGACGTGAATGATGGTTGCGAGTTTTGCAACAAATATCATTCTCCCGATGGGCATACTTGCGGAGAGAATATTCCAGTGAAACCAACGGTATCATCTAAAAAAGGATTGTCACTAGATGGTGCAGAAGTTCATATAAGTCCTAAAGAAGAACCTTGCATTATGCTTTATAATTTTCACTTAACTGCCGGATATATAGATATTAAATATTGTCCTATGTGCGGTAGAAAGCTGACTTACAAGGAAACTGATATCAAGGAAATGGCAACAGAGGAGTAATCATGGAAGTTTGGAAGTTTTTGCTAATAATGTTTACAGTGTTTTTGGCACCGAACGATATGTTTGAAACAATAAGATTTTGTGCTTATTACAAGTACAAAGGTTGGGAGGCACCAGATGAGATATTGTAAGAGAGATTGCTATTATAACAAGCGTGGTATTTGTCGTATGGACTTTGATGACATGATTTGCTTTCATGCTGTTATGGATGATTTGTTTGGGGACGAATCAGACGAGCCGGAGAAACCGAAAGAATACGCCAAAGAGATTGAGCAAGGGTGTATTCGTGTGACAAATATCAATGGCAAAGAATACGTTCCTGTTGAAAGATATGTGAATCTGTTAAACAACTATCATCATCTTACCGAAGTGATTGACAGTCTCAAAGATGAGATACAGGAATTGGAGACAGAGTTATCCGTCAAAGAGAATTTACTGAAAATGAGACATGGGAAATGTGCAGTCGGTGAAGATGGTGATATCTTGACTTGCATATGTCCAGATTGCTACACAGAGGTTGTTGCAAGGCTACCAGAGGGTTACAGATTGATTAGAGATACAAGTGAAAAGGGACAGGGGAAATGAGCATAGCAAGGGCGTTAAGTCTGACAGAGGAACAATTTGCAAAAATCATTAGGAGTGAGGTTGGTTATGAATCAAAGGGAACTGAAACTGAAAATCGTGGAACAGGCAGACAACATAGCGAAAATTCTGACCAAAGGGAAAGACTGCGAGATAAGGAAATCTGCAAGTGGTATTAGCGTTGCGGAGATTTCAAAAAAGGTGGTGGCGAGATGAAGAAAATACCAACATTGTTTGAGAGAGTTTATGAGAATCACAAAATCGTTGACATACTTCCAAACGTCACAGAGGGAATGGAGTGGGTTCTTGATGGAGATGGCATAGCTACAGTGAAATGGGATGGCTCTTGTTGTGCAATTATCAATGGCGAATTTTACAAGCGTTATGACGCAAAGAACGGAAAACCGATACCAGATGGTGCTATCAAATGTCAAGATGAGCCGGACAAAGTAACTGGACATATGCCTTGTTGGGTAAAGTGTGATAGGAATAATCCGTCTGACAAGTGGTTTTGGAGTGCTTATGACAATTACAGAGATGAGAATGCAATAGAAATAACAAACGGTGGACTATTCGGTGGGAAAGTATCTATAATGCGAGAATTTGAACTACCAACTATGATAGATGGAACATATGAGGCTGTTGGAAAGCATTTTCAAGGCAATCCGTATAATATACATAGTGACACTTTAGCAGTGCATGGAAAAGTTATTATTAAGGTTGAACGTACATTTGATGGCATAAAGCAATATCTCCATGATAACTACATAGAGGGCATTGTTTTCTGGAAAGATGGAGAACCTAAGTGCAAGATTAAGCGTACAGACTTCGGCTTTGAATGGAATGGAAAAAATTGAAATATTTTAAAACATAATGGCACGCTTGATATGGTGAGTGTGTAACAGTCAAAATGGAGACTTCTTTTATTTTTGAGAAAGGAGTCTCTTTCTTTATGGCAAGCAAAGAACTGATTGACACTGTTAAAAGCTACGATGAGTACATAAGGGTGAATGGCGTTGATGAAGATAGCGTAAATGCCTATTCGCAGGCGGCAAATGTGGCGTTTGGTGAAAACGACATAGAATATGCCTTGAAAGTTTCTACAAGGGCAAAGGAACTGATTAGCGAGTTTGTAGGCAAGCTGACAGGCGGTGATATATTTGCATTAGATGAATATTGTAATCAAAACAAAGTGAACTATGACATACTGGATAGATGGTATGATGTTCTTTTGTTAGAAGCACCATATGTCTTTGAAAGCTATTTGTTATACCTTGAGAAAAATCGAGAAGAAAGCGAGAAGTTTTATTCTCCGAAACGAGAGCAATTAAAAAAACATGGACTTATAAAAGCTATGCAGGATTTGGAAGATGACAAGTACGATAGGTTGTGTATATCAATGCCACCGGGAACACAAAAAACGACACTGGAAAAGTTTTTCTGTTCGTGGATAATTGGGAAATATCCAAAGGATTACAGTTTGTTTTTTTCACATAACAACGATATTGTGGAGAAATTTTATAAGGGTATTTTAAATATAACAACGGATATTGAGTATACATGGGGAGAAATATTTCCAGATGTTAAACTGGAAAGCAAGAACGCAAGTTTGCATGAAATAAACTTTGGTGCATATAAAGCATATTCAAGCATACAGTGTTCTTCAATAGGTTCAAACAATGCAGGAAAAGTTAGAACAAATCGTTATCTATATTGTGATGACTTAATAGCCGGAATAGAGGACGCTTTGAATACAAGAACGCTTGATAAGGTGTGGAGAATTTTCGGTGTTGATTTAAAACAAAGAAAGTTAAATGAACAAGTAAAAGAAGTAATCATTATGACTAGGTGGAGTACAAAAGACGTAATAGGCAAGCTCATCGAATTATATGGAGACGATGACAGAATGAAGATTATTTCTGTGCCAGACATAGACCCTGTGACTGGTGAAAGCAACTTCTTGTATAAATACAATGGAATGACAGTAAAGTTCTTCAATGACCAAGCATTAACAATGGACGATGTGTCCTATCGGTGTCTGTATAAGCAAGACCCTATAGAGCGTGAGGGATTGTTATTTCCAGATGATAAAGTCCGTAGGTTTAAGGAATTGCCAAACACAAGAATTAAACGGATTACTGGACAATGCGATTGTAAGGGCAAGGGTACAGACTTTTTCGTTTTGCCTTGCCTTGTGGAATATGAGGGATATCCAGATACCTATTTCTGCACTGCCGCTATCTGCAACAATTCCGCTGACTACGAATTGCAATATGAGGATGCCGCTAATCTGATTGTCGATAACGAAATGCAGGATTGTGAGTTCGAGAGCAACATGGGCGGTGACAGGGTGGCAGAGGAAGTAGAGAAAAGGGTAAGTGATAAAGGGTGGATATGCAACATTTCTACAAAGCCGACAGAGAGCAACAAGGAGGCAAGGATTTTCCAGTGTTCCAGTTGGATATTGCAACACATTGTATTTCAAGACACGTCACTGTATGACCATAGAAGTCAATATGGCATTATGATGACACAGCTATTGAGTTATTCGGTATCTGGAAAGAATCCGCATGATGATGTTCCAGATGTATTCTCAAATTTTTCCTTGAGAATCAAGAGGAAAGAGCGAGTAAAGAAAGCACAAATTTTCAAAAGTCCAATATAGAGGAGTGATAAGTATGGAAACAAAGAAATATTTAGGTCAGATAGACCGACTGGACAAAATGATTCAAAACAAGTTGTCCGAAATATATCAGTTGAAAACAATGGCTTGCAGTGTGTCAGTATCCAATGAGGGTGAACGAGTGCAGACTTCACCAGATATGGACAGGCTCGGTTCGGTTGTGGCAAAGATAATTGACCTTGAAAATGAAACTGACGCATTGGTTGACACTTTCGTTGATAGGAGGTCACACATCATCAGTCAGATAGACAGCATGGAGAATGTGGATTATTATCACATATTATCGTTGCGGTATGTCCATATGAAAACATTTGATTACATTGCCAAAAAAACAAATTGGAGCATACGCAAGGTGTTTTCACTGCATGGAGAGGCACTTTTAGAGTTTGAAAGACTGTACGGACAAGAGTATCTTTAATACGTGCAGTAGTTTGCATAGTTTTGCATAATGTTTCATATTGTTGCAAGAAATTTGGTGTGTTATAGTAATAATAGATAAAAACGAACAGGCATGATTTGCTCATAGTTTTGGTATTCTTCCCTTAAAGGACGTTACGGATGCGTAGCGTCCTTTTTGATTTGTAGAGGTAAAAAATGAATAAAGAGAAAACAATATATTGTCCCAAGTGTGGCAGACGTGTATCTCACTACGATGGGAGAGGGACAATGAATATAATGGCAACTTGCCGGAAATGCAGAAAGCGAGTTGTCTATGATGTTAGCAATGATAAAACGAAATTGACAGACATTCCACAGAGGGAGACTTCCAGTGGAATGATTTTTTATTAGAGGTGTAGAAAATGGTTGATTATGGCAGGAAAGTCATCTATA